ACCTACGCAGCAACTAGATTCACACAGTACATAGACGGATTTAACTCAGTAAAAGAACACATGATGTTCATAGGCGTTTTCTTTTTAGCTGCTGGGGTTAGTTTGCTGTAATGGGTACTCCTGTTTATATTGCTATCAGTTCTACAGATCGTACTGGTGACACGGTTGCTGATGATACCGGGTTTACTTATGCAGATACGTTTTCAAGTTTGACATCTGCGCAAGCAGATGTGACACATGGCGTAAAAGATATTTCATCCGGAACAGGCTCCGATGAAAATTATTTTTATGATGTATTTAATAGCTATTCTGAGCCTCCGAATATATTGTTTGATACTAACAATTGGACAATAATTGATAATTTATTGGTAGTTAGATCTGCTCCAAACTATGAACATGCGGGTGAACCTGGGTCTGGGATTGTTATTACAAACTCAGATTCGTATCAAGATATGTACCGTATTGGACTAAGGACGTTGTTTAAAGACTTGGAGTTTATTGCAACCGCACATGGAGGTGGCTTTTTAATAGAAATAAACGGTGGGGTAGCGCTTAGGTTAATAGCAAAAACATCACATCTTTCTGGGGCTGATGCTGCTATTAGGTTTGGTGATTCTGCATTATCAAAGGCCGTTAGTTGTTTAGCGCATAACTGCGGCAAATCCGGTATTTCTATAGCTGCCTGGAGAAATGGGACGATATATAACTGTGCAGCTATAAATAATACAGAACAAGGAATAAAGCTAGGGTCGTCTGGCGGGTCAGGTGTCTATATTAGAAACAATTTAAGCCTAGATAATGCGGGCGGTGACTATTTAGATTCAGGACGAGCAGCGTATACGGCAACTAACAACGCATCGAGTGATGCGACAGCACTAGGGACAAGCGCAATAATAAATCTAACATCCACTGATGAAGTTGAGAACGCGATAACACCTGATCCACATTTAAAAGCAGGGAACAGCCTGGAGACACTAGGTGTTGATTTAGTAAATTTATCACTGTTAACAGCAGATGAAGCAAAAGATATTGATGGGCAGCCTTTTACCGGTTGGCCTATCGGCTGCGATCAGCCTGGATCTTTTACTGTTCCAGTTAAAGTAACAGCTTACGATGCTGAAACATTAGATCCAATAGTGGGTGCTGATGTTTATATCAAAGCAGATACCGGCGGCCCTTTGCCTGAAGGCACAGAGATTGCATCAGGAACTACAGATGTAAATGGGGAAATAAATGTTACTCCTGAATTTTCATCTATCCAGCCCGTGTTAATTCAAGGCAGAAAAGGCACGTTAACCCCTTTTTATAATGAAGGAAAAACTATTGGAACTATAACCGGTGATGGTTTTACCGGTGAGGTTTACATGGTAACTGACGAGTAAATATTATGGCTATAAAGACAAGTTCTGATGGATCGATCCCCGCTGTTAGTTTGGACTATGACCATATAGTTCAGTTTGTATTATCGGTTGGCATGGTTAAGCCATACCGTAAATCAATTAGTTTAAAGATTAGGCCATACGGTAAGGTTAATGGAGATGAAACCCGGTATTTTTCAGAAAAAAACATCCCAGCGAACATAGCTGATATTGATGCGTATATAGCGACGAAAGTCCCAGCCGAAAGACAAGCTGAGGCTGTGGCAGCAATGGTGAAATTTCAAGAAGCTATTGGTGTACTTGATTCATTGTTACTTAATAAAGACTTTATAGGAGTCGAATAACATGGCTGCAACTTATTCTCTTGCCGCGGCTGATTGGTCGATTAGCGCGCTAAAGGTTATTGATTATATCGGTGATGCTCACGGCGGTGCTAACCCATCGTATGCGAGTGGTATTGAACTGCATAGATGGTTAGGTGATTTGTCGGATGATGCTGCTTATGCCGGTGATGATATTCTGGACAGAACAAAACCGGTTGCATCAAAGCGTTCAACGAATTTTATCATCACTTTAAAAAGCGGCTATACCATCACTGATACTGCTATCGAGCATTTATACGATGTGTCTATAACCGAAGGTGATACCGGTGTTGATCAAAAAATATGGGACGGCATTACGGTTTATGGTAACTGCCCTGTTATTCATGTTTTACAGTCGGGTGTAAAGATAGCAAATGATTTTTGGAACAATGATCCTGATGCTTTAGGGTTTGGACTTCACTCAACTACGGGTATTTCACATAAATTTTTAGTCAAGGTTCATGATTTTGCTGCTGATGGCGGTGATATTGATGGCAGGCGCTTAATCGGCACTACTCGCGCATGGAATAAAAGCTGGAAAGAGTTTTCTATTAATGGCTCTGAACGCGGTAAGAACACCCTGGCACTTGATCAGAAAAGCGATTTAAACAACACCAATACAACCGGTGTTGTCGGTGCTTTGGTTGGTATCTCAAACCAGAATGAAGGTTATGTCGGTATTGATGCTGATGGTGATACAACAGATGAATATTACTATTCAAGCTGGACAAAGGGTGCTAACTCTATCAATGACCTGTATGAATTTACAAAACTTCAAGCATATGACGGTTCAGCAGAAACTTTGTATGGTTTACCGGCTTCTGGTTTCAGGGGTATTACTCATGAAATTGACTATGACACTTTAGCGGGTGGATCGTTTACAGAAGCTAGTTCGGTTACCTTTGGCAATGGTGCTACGGCACAGATTTTAGCTGATAACAGTGCTGATACACTTTGGGTTCAATTATTAACCGGTGTTGCTCCTTCAGATAACGATACAATTACCCAGGGTGGGGTGACTGCCGCGGTTAATATTACAGTCACTGAGATTTCATTAGATACCCCTTTTCTGGGTGCGTCTATCGGAACAGCGGTTATTGGTGCTTATGGTTTTGGTATCTCAGATGCTCTTACAACCAGTGACAAACTGACTGACTTATCCGGTAATGTCATCACGCCTCCAAGTGTGGTCGTGTTTACTGCAGGCAATCTATTTAAAGGCAGCGTGACATTATTCCCCTGGGATGGTGTAACGGTGGATTCTGAAGGTAATCCTGTTTACAAAGAAAATCAGATGACGATCGCAACCGCTTTGACGGGTGTTGCTGAAACTGATGTGGTGGTTAATGCTATTCCTGATAATACGCCAGATACCGGTGAAATCAGGATTGTGCTTGATAGTGGAGCCAATATTATACTGGCCTATACTGCGAGGGACACTGGCACTGACACTTATACTATCGCACCCACGGACTTTACCGGGGATAACGCTACAATCAGCAACAATGTGTGGAATGCTTATCTTGATGATGCTCTTAACAGTGCCTCAGCCATTACAAAGCAATTCACTTACACGTATGGATCAGATGTAAAAGCGGTTCTTGAAGTGCGTGACCCGGTTAATTTAATGCAACCGTTTGTGCAGCCGGTAACGCTCGGCAGTACAAATCAAACCATCAATGCAATTCGTAGTTCGGATGCGTAAAGATGCCGATCATTGTCGATCCAATAACTCACATCATTGATGTACCACAAAACTACTTAACGCCGGTTGCTGCGGGGCTTTACAGTTTTGATACTGATCAGTTCCGTAAAGATTTAAGCACATGGTCGGCCACTGAAGAAGGCAGGGCAGAGCCTTTTCCGTATAGTCACAATACAGAGTACAGCGTGGCCGGTGTTACCTATGCGCGTAGGGTCGAAATATTATCGCCATACTCGGTTAGGTTTGAAGATACTGGCACGTTGTATTCGGTGCTTTTTGAAGGTTCGAACAATAATATCTTTGACCAGGTGAACGGGATCTTTGTGCCCAATAATGTAATCCCTATACCGCAAAATGCGGCAGGGTTACAGACGGTTTCAAGCGGGTCTGGTTTAACAGCTGGTGAAAAAACTTCTTTGGCTAATATCGACAATGTAGTGGCGCACCTGGTAGAGATTAAAGGAGGTGGGTTTGATACGTTAACCGATTCACTGGAACAAATTAAAGATAATCAAAGTGCGGTATCTGACCAGGATAAAACTGACATTATCACCGGCACTAAAGCCGCCATACTCGGTGCGGAGTCTTACCCATGACGCTCTGGCAAATAATTACGGGCAATAGCTCTTTGCCGGTGCAGGCAGGCACTACTTTTTGGGATCATTTAACAAATCAGCAAGGGGGTAGCTCGGGGCCGTGCAGTGGGTACACTCAAAACGCAGAATATACCGCACCGCAATCCATAGACAATATATCAGCTCAACTGGATAGTGATGTTGTTATGCCCTCTTTAACGGTCGACACACTTAATGCTAATACAGCAAACATTATTCAAACATCACAAGAGGCAGACATACAATGTTCACAATAACCACGGGCTATGATGCCAGCCTGGCAATTACCCTGAAAAAAAACGGGGTGGTGTTCGATATCCCTGTAAGTTCAACAGTGCAGGCGGCTATTGTTTCCAGTAACCAAAAAGAAAAATTGACCGGTACGGTCACTGCAGCCAGTGATGCTAGTGGTGCCGACTGGGCAAATTCATTGCTGGTGATAGATATCCCAGCCACAGAAACTGCAAAAGTGCCACCGGGTGACATTAAACTAGAAATCAGCGTAACAGATAGCATAAAAGAGCCCTGGTTTTTAACCGGTGAATCACAAATCGGCCATATTTAAAAATAACCCCACCTAAAGACTGCGCGTGAAATAATCCGCAGGCACACTGCCTGCATGAGTAACGCTTTTGACACATCCAACGCCCAAGCCGGTGAACCTGTAGAAATTTATGCCGGTGACTATACCGCCTGGAAGCGTACCGACTTATCATCCGATTATCCACCGGCCAGTTACACCCTAAAATACGAATGCCGCAGCGAAGGCACGCCATCCCGTAATATTTCACTCACAGCCACTGAAGATAATGGAGATTTTTTAATTGAAATTACCAGTGTAGCCAGTGCTGCGTTTTTAGTTGCCAATTATCACTGGTCAGCCTACATCGAGCGCATAAGCGATCAGGCACGAGTCACTATCGACACTGGCATATTCACAGTATTAACAAACAAGGCAGAAGATGACCGCGACCCGCGAAGCCATGCCTTAAAAATGCTGGCTCACATCGAGGCCGCATTACTTCACCGGGCAGAAAATTACCAGATCGATATTCTGGATTATTCGATGGGTGAAACCAGTGCCAGCCGTGACACCGAAAAATTATTAAAGCATCGGGAATACTGGAAAAAAGAACTGGTAAAAGCAAACCGAAAAGCCCGTGCCCGGAAAGGCTTAAACCACTCTGCCCAAATAGGGGTTAGATTTTAATGAAACTATTTGGCCTTCAAATTGGTAAGCGCGCGGTTGAGTTTCCTGTGAAACAAAAAAGAGGTCGTCACCCTAAATCAATGGCGCGTGATTTTGCGGCAGCCAATATCGATCGATTAACCGCTAGTTTCACCGGGTCCAGCCTTTCTGCTAATGAAGCTATACGCCGTGATTTGCGGGTTATTCGTGGACGGTCACGCACACTCTGCATGGATAACGACTACGCCCGTAAATTCCTGCAAATGGTCAAAGCCAATGTGATTGGCACCAACGGCATACAACTGCAATGTAAGTTTACGAATGAGCGTGGGCAGGCAGATAACGCCGACAGTGATTATGTCGAAACCGAGTTTAAACAATGGGCTAAACCTCGCAACTGTTCGGCTAATGGTCGCCAGTCATGGGCAGACATTCAACGGCAGGTAATAGAAACCGTTGCTCGTGATGGTGAATGCCTGGTTCAGATGATCAAAATACCGTATGGCCGATATGGGCTGCATTTACGGGTTTTAGAATGTGACCATCTTGATATTGAGTTAAACCGTGAACTGGATGGTGGTCATAAAATTAAAATGGGTATCGAGTCAAATCAGTTTGACCGCCCAATAGCTTATTACCTAAAAACAAAACACCCTGGTGGAATCACTCTGGCAGGTCGTGAAAATGAGCGTGTGCCAGCTTCTGAAATATTACATATATTCATATCAGATCGCCCCGGTCAAATACGCGGCGTTCCCTGGATGCACACAGCCATCAGGCGTTTGGACATGCTTGGGGGTTATGAAATGGCTGAACTGATTGCCGCCCGTATTGGTGCCAGCAAAATGGGCTTTTATACAAGCCCGGATGGTGATGGCTATATTCCACCTACTAAAGCGGCCAAAAAATCCCACAATTCCGTTGATAGTAAGGATCAAGATGATTATAACTTGATAGTGGACGCCAAGCCCGGAACGTTTGAACAGTTACCCAGCGGTATGGGTTTCACATCGTTTGACCCGCAACACCCGACCTCGGCATTTGCAGATTTTACAAAAGCTGTTCTGCGTGGTGCTGCTAGTGGTTTAAATGTGGCCTACAACACACTGGCCAATGATCTCGAAGGGGTTAATTTTTCCAGTATCCGTTCAGGTGTGCTCGAAGAGCGTGAGCAATGGCGAGGACTGCAATCATGGTTAATTGAGCAGCTGCACGAGCCTGTTTATCAAATATGGATTGATGAATTTTTAATGCGTGGATCAAACCCGTTACCCCACAGCAAAATTGACAGTAAATATAATCGAATTGCTTTTCAACCTCGTGGCTGGGATTGGGTTGATCCATTAAAAGACACCAAAGCCAATGCCGAAGGTGTAGCCCTGGGCACCATGACACGCGCCGATATCGCTGCGGCAAAAGGCAAAGATTTACGCGAAATATTCGAGCAACTTCAAAAAGAAAATGAACTGGCCGCAGAGTATGGCCTGACCTTAACCAATACACCAACAACGCCCGAGGGTTTAGACAATGCCGAAACGTAAAAACGAAGCAAAAATGTTGCATCGGTCATTTGACCTGAAGCGAGAATTTATCAATGAAGAAAAGCGCACAGTAGAGCTGGCTTTTTCTTCAGAAACAGACAAGGTCGAGCGGTGGTTCGGCATCGAAATATTAGATCACGGGGCAGGGTCAATCAGGCTTGGTCGCCTGCAGAACAACGCCCCGTTATTAATGGACCATGACATACGTGACCAGATCGGTGTTGTGGAATCCATCTCTATTGACTCTGACCGCGTGGCGCGGGCGGTGGTTCGCTTTGGAAAAAGCAAACGTGCAAAAGAGATATTTACAGATGTGGTCGATGGTATTCGTGGAAAAGTGTCAGTGGGTTACATGATCCACAGTCGCGAAGAAACGGACGAAGGCACCGAGCATAAACCCGTTTACCGGGTAAAAGATTGGGAGCCCTACGAAATCAGCATGGTATCTGTGCCCGCCGATGATTCAGTCGGGGCAGGTCGTCAAGCTGCAAACTTAATTGAAGTCAACGAGGAAAACTCAATGCCTAAAGAAACAGAACAGTCAACGGTTACTGAAACAACCGAACGCGCCCAACCTGTAATTGATGTAAAGGTTGAGATTGAGCAAATCCGCAAAGCAGAATTATTGCGAATTAATGAAATTCAATCCATCGGCAGCAAGCGTGGTTTAGATTCACTGGCCAAAACATTCATTGATAATGGTAAGTCATTAGATGAATTTCGAGCCGCTGTTTTAGATTCCATGCCAGAACCAAAAGCAGCCCCAAGCGCAGACGATGCCGAAATCGGTCTAACCGATAGAGAAGCTCGCAGCTTCTCTTTTGTTCGTGCATTAAACGCCCTGGCTAATCCAAACAATGCCGCATTTCAACGTGCAGCGGGTTTTGAATTTGAAGTCAGTGCAGCCGTTGCAGAACGAATGGGTAACACGCCAAAAGGTTTATATGTGCCTCTTGATGTGATGCGTCGTGATTTAACCGTGGCAGGTTCAGCGGGTAACACCGTATCAACCAATGTGCTGGCCGGTTCATTTATCGAGACTCTGGAAAATGCCATGGTCACCAATGCACTCGGGGCAACTATCCTGCGTGATCTGGTGGGTAATGTCGCTATTCCACGCATGACAGCCGGTTCAACAGCCTACTGGGTCGCTGAAAATGGTGACATCACAGAATCTGATCAGACTTTCGACCAGGTCACTTTGTCGCCTAAAACAGTAGGTGCCATGACTGAAATCAGCCGTAAAACATTACTGCAATCCAGTCTGGACATCGAGGCACTGATCCGTAACGAATTAGCTATGCGTTTAGCTCTGGCTATCGACAGTAAAGCGGTTACGGGTGACGGCACAAGCAACACGCCGACCGGCATCATGAGCACATCGGGTATCGGTTCAAAAACTTTCGCAGCACTAGGCGCACCAACATTCGGCGAAGTGGTCGACGTTGAATCACAAGTGTCTATTGATAACGCGCTAATGGGTAGCCTGTCATATCTCACTACTGCAGCAATGGCGGGTGGCATGAAGCAGAAAGCAAAGGATGCTGGTTCAGGGCGTTTTGTAATTGAAGACGGACAGGCAAACGGTTACCCCGTGGCACTATCCAATACGGTTACAGCCAATAGCCTGCTGTTTGGTAACTGGGCTGATTTGTTAATCGGTTTCTGGGGTGGTCTTGATGTCAACGTCGATACCAGCACCGGATCTGCTTCGGGTCGTGTTCGTGTTGTTTCCCTGCAGGATGTTGATGTGGCTGTTCGCCATGCTCAATCTTTCGCAGTAGGTAACGGCGGGGTTTAATCGGTAAGTCGTAAAAGTTCACCGGGGCGGGATAACAGCCCCGGTGTTTAATAACTAAAAGGTGACAACATGAAAGTTAAAATATTAAAACAATGCATGGTTAAGGGTAAAACCTGCAAAGTAGGCGCGACGCCTGAAGTCAGCGAAAAGGATGCAAAATATTTAATTGCAATTGGCAAGGCAGAGCTGCCAGCAAAGAAAGAAAAACCAGCAGAATAAAATGCCAGTAACAACCACCA